AAAAGAGTATTCACGCCCGCCCAAATCAAACAGATGGAAGAATATGCCTTCGATGGCTGCTTAAATGCAACAATAGCCACACTAATGGACATCCCGGCTACAACACTTGACGCCCGCCCAGATATTCGTAAGAAACTAACTAAAAAGCGTGCAGAGCGTAAATCTTGGCTCCGTAAATGCCAAAATGACCGTGTTGAGAACGACCAAAGCCCGGTAATGGCAATATTCCTGGGCAAGAACGAGCTCGGGCAGTCCGACAAGCAAGAGATAGCCCATAGCGGCACGGTCTCGCTGAAAGAACCAATAATTAAATAATGGCAGATGTACAATTACAAGTTGTTCGCACAGATCGCCAGAAGAAGGCATGGGAGGCCCTCGCTGATCCCAAGGTGCGTCGACTATTGTATGGTGGGGCTAAGGGTGGTGGCAAGAGTTATTTCTTGTGTGCCTGGCTATTCACCACTGTTTGGGAGATGATGGTCAAGGCTAACCTCAAGCCGAGCAAGAACCCCCCGCACGTTGCGTGGTTTGGCCGCAAACAGGCAACTGACCTTACTGGTACGACGCTGCAGACCTGGCGTGATATTATCCCCGAAGAGTACTATCAGCTCAAGGGCGGCACAGAGCGAGATCCTAAGCACATCCTGATCGCCGACCGGATCGCCATTGACTACGGTGGCCTTGACAAACAAGAAAATATCAACAAATTCAACTCAGCGGAGTACGTCATTATCGCCGTTGACCAGGCGGAAGAGGTGACTAAGGATGAGGTATCTGTCCTTCGAGGCTCGCTGCGTATGGTGCTGAAGGGCCCGAACAAACGGCCTATCCCCTTTGATTTCAAAGAGCTGTACACAGCCAACCCTCGCCAGTGCTGGCTCAAGGAGGATTTCATTATAAATCCCCAGCCGGGCAGCAAGTTTGTATCTGCCCTGCCGAGCGATAATCCGCATCTGCCTGACAGTTACCTACAGACGCTGCGAGACGCTTTTGGTCATCGACCTGAGCTGCTGGCTGCGTACATGGATGGCGACTGGTCATCCCTTGAGGGCACCAACCAGGTGATCCTGAGCAGCTGGGTGCAGCGAGCTCTTGGCTGTCCGACCCTGCTCGGTGGTAAGATCATCAGCTGTGATGTTGCCCGGTTCGGAGATGATAAAACAACGATTATGGTGCTCGAGGGATCCGATATCATCGACTCGATGGAGATGGGCTACTCCAGGACAACTGACGTGTCTGATGCCCTGACTGAGTTATCCAGGCGGCATAAGAACATCCAGATCGTTGTTGATGAGATCGGTGTGGGTGGTGGTGTGATAGATGAGCTGCACAAAAATGGCAGGCGAGTCATCGCCTTCAACTCTTCCAAGCAAGCGAGCAACCCCGAGAAGTACTACAACCTGCGTGCCGAGGCCTGGTGGGAGCTTGGTCAGCATTTCGCCCAGGGCGAGATGGGCTGCAAAGAGATGAGCGATGACCTGCGTAACGAGCTGGCGACTCCGACGTACAGCTTCCGCAACGGCAAGATACTGATCGAGGCCAAGGATAAGATCAAGGAGCGACTCGGCAGGTCTCCGGACCAGGCCGACTGCTACATGATGGGCATCTGGGCGGTGAAGAGATCGAGACCGGATATTCAATACAAAAACTACGGCAATAAGCAGTCAGCGTACAGCAATAATACATTAACCCGTGGATTGGCGAGGTGTGCGAGATGAGTGACGATAAGGACAGGTATTGGGGTGATAGTGCGACCTTAAGGAAATACGGCCTTGCGGGTCAGAGAACTTTATGCACCAGCCCTGAAAGACCAGAGCATTATAAAGAGAACGAGCCTAGCCGTTTTGATCGTAGAAATGTACCGACTTATGGAGATATGTTAGCAGACGGATTCAATGCTTCCATAATATAATATAACATATGAATAATTGGCAGAACAAAACACTTTACGAGCGTATCGTCGATCGATGGTTGGAGCGTGAGACCGATTACCAGAAGTCTAACCGTAACCGTGACCTCATGGCTACATATTTCCGCAGTGATGAGCTCATTGAGACCGATCAGCAAGGCGATCTGCTCGGTAAGGCCATATACAACGGTTCTGGCTCGTGGTTCAGCCGCATGATGGCGACCGGTTTTCAGGGGAGCTTGGTCAGTAAGAATATCCCCTGGATTCGCTACATGATGGACGATAACGACTTGGCTGGCATTGACGAGCTGGACCAATGGAATCAGGACATTAAAGACCACATGACCCCGGCGTACCAGAAATCGAACTTCTACGATATCCAGCCTAATTTCACACATGATGGTTTGACTACCGGCAGCCCGGTGATATTCGGTGAGGAGGATCTACTCAACCAACGGACAATGTGGATGCCTCAGCATTACAAGACTGTTCGGGTCTTTTACGATAAGTACAATCAGGCAGAGGGCGTGATTGTCAAGGATAAGACCTGGACAGCCAAGCAGATACTGGACAGGTTTGTTAAGAATGATGACGGCAAGGGCACTAAGCGGCAGGATAAGCTCAGTATCTCAGTCAATAATGCCATCAATATGGGGCAGCTCAACGAGACGTTCGTTGTCTACAAGGCTGTTTTCCGCGTAAATGATCCAATCTGGGACGGCAAAGGCGACAATGCGTTCAAGAAGCCTGGTGGTGGCTGGCAGTGGTTATCTGTTTATTTCCTTGAACTCTCGGAAGTTGAGAAGCAGAAACAGGATACACCGTTAAACAACAACATGGGTGACTTTAGCCAACCCTTCAGCATATGGAACTTCGATAAAAAGCCCTGGGAGGTATGCAGCCGAACACCTGCATTCTATGCACTTTGGGACAACCTGAGTTTACAGCAGCTGGATAAGAACTATGGCGAGGACATTCAGAGTGGCAACAGGCCGCCGTTCATCGCCCTTGACTCGATGCGTGGTAGACTCGATTTGTCTCCGGAAGGCGAGATGTTCGGGACCAAGGATGAGTACGACAACCCACCAAAGTTCATTGACAAGACAGGCAGTATCCAATTCTCCAAAGATTGGATAGATGTCAAGGTCGATGCACTGAAGCGATGGTTCTATATTGACAAGTTCCAGATGTTCAGCGATCTATCTGCACAGAACAAACAGCCGGTCACGGCTACGCAGATATGGCAGATGGCTGGTGAGAAGGCTACACTGTTATCACCTGCTATTGAGACGCATAGCCGGTATCTTGAGGTGACGGATGCCAGGATGATCGATATCGAGGTCAGGGCGGGACGTGGGCCATTCAATCCAGATACTATGGCTAATATTACTGATATTGTGATGAATGCTCTCGGCGAGGCTGCTAACTCTGTTGCGGTGCGTCCTGTGTTCATTGGTCAACTGGCACAAGCTCAGAAGGTCAGCCAGGCGATGCAGCCGATCATGTCTGCTCTTGGCGGTGTCCGAGATTCCGGGCTATTCGATATCGATCCCGAGCTTGTCTATGCGATCCGCACTTACGAGACGATGGACGATATCTTGACTGCTAACGACTTCCCACAGAAGAATATTATCCCGAAGAAGGAGTTTGAAGCGATAAAGGCTGGCCTGGCACAACAGAGAGAGCAGGACAAACAAGCGGCTATGATGCTTGAAGCAGCGAAGGCAGCACCGGCGGTTAGCGGCCCGGTGGATGAGAACAGTATTTTATCTAATATGGCAGGAGCGGCTGGTTAATGGCTAACACCGGCAGATCATTATTCTTGATGTACGAGAAGGCAGGACAGACCATCCTCGCTCATCGGCTGCAGCATGTGTTTAATAAGATCGAGACTAAAGACGACATTGCCCTGCATAATGACATCCTGGCTGAAGTGCTGCTTATCATCGAGGGTAAGGAGCGAACATTCATGTCGGGTCTTGTTGACCTGATACTTTACAAGCGGATACCGAAAAAGAAGCGGTTCATCTGGCACTTGGCTAAGTTGATCCTTGAGATCGGACACAATAAAGGTAAATAAAAAGGCGGAAATAATTATGGCAAAGAAACGGAATAAGAAAGTGGAAACAAAGATAGAGGTTCAGCAATCTCCCGCCGCTAAATACGGCGAAGACCTCTACAAACGAGCATCAAAGAAGATCGGCATGACTGACGCAATGATCACCAGTTATCCGGACGCTGATGCCCTGCTGAAAGCCTGCAATGGTATGCACAGTAAGAGCAACCCAGATGCCAGGATCAAAGAGGGCGTGCCTCCTGTCGGCGTTAAGTTTGAGGAGGATAGGCCTGATGTTATGACATTGGAGTCTATTCTCAAAGCTGCGTTTGTGCAGCAGAACCGGGGAATGTTCGACGAGACCAACCTCCAGGCATTTCTCAGGAATGTTAATCGCAGGTATGGGGCACAGAAGCCGCTTCGTATCGTCAAGGATATGAGCCTGGTTGCAGTGAAGCACGAGTTGGTTACGAAGTACACGATTTATTTTAAGAAAGGGTAAATGATTATGGAAGATCACTGGAGTCAAGATTTCGAGCACGAGTCTATAACGCCTGACAACAGGGAGGCGTTCAGTACGCACATGTCTAAGTTTGACAGCCCCGACGATG